CGGGACGGCTCACCATGCCGAGCGCGATCGAATTCGGCGCCACTTGCGCCGGCGAATCTGGAAATTCGGCCTCGACAGATGGGCCGCGGCGCGCCTCGAGGCTCGAGTCGATGCAATTCAGCGCCGGTTGCACAAATATGACAAGCCGCTGCGCGTGCGGCAGGCCGAGGCTCGAGCTGCAGCTCTAGCGGCCGCGCCGGCGCCGATCGGCGCCGAGCTCGAGCTGACTTGGGCCGAGCTCGAGCACCTCGAGCACCTTTTCGCCGGCGCCAATAACCCGCTTTCCGCGTCGATCGGCGCGAAGGCCGCCGCTGCGCTAGGCGGCAGCCGCGACGCCGGGGGCGGCGAGCGGCTCATACTTGGCGAATCTGACGGCCTCGGCGCCTAGCCAATCGTTCACCTCGAGCAAGCGCGCCTGCAGCGGCGCAATCTCGAGCGCGTGAAAGACGTCGGCCGCTTTGGAAATGTCGCCGAATCCGGCGTTATTTATCGGCACAATGCCGACGAGCTGCGGCGGCGTCCTATGCGCGGCGAGCACGTCGTCGCGGCTGACGTTTTTAATTCCGGCGAATTCGTCTTTCGCGCCGACTTCGCTGATCGGAATGATTTGAACGCCTTTCTCTTTGCCGCCCGGGGCATGAATGAAGAGGTTTCGGAAATTGCCCGGGCCCTTGCTGTCGCGCAGCGCCTTCCTGATCGCGTCGGCGTCGTTTTTGTCGACCGTCGCCTCGTTAAGATAGAAAATGAAACCGGCGTGCGAGCCGTTCAAATAATATCGACGGCGAAAGATCGTCGCGGCCTCGCCGAGCAAGGCCGACTGAAGGGCGCCCATGAATTCGGGAATCCCGTAAATCTCTTGCGTCGGATGCTCGATTAGGAGGTGACAGACGGAATCGGGCGCGAATTCGTGCTCGCGAATGTCGTCGGGCGCGAAGAAATAGCGCCCCGGCTCGACGCCGCGGCGCGTGAACCTCGAAAGCGAGTGCTCGAGGGATAGCGCCCTGCCGGCGAGATTGTTTTTCCGCTCGAGATAGCAATTCCCGGTCGCGACGAGGTCGAGGGCCGTCTTTCGGAATTGCTCGCGCGACAGATAGGTCGACGGCACAAAGCCGGCGGTTAGGAGGTTCACTTTCAGCCGAATGCAAGAGCTATGCGGCCCCGGCAGATCGAAGGCCCGCGTCAGCCCGTTCATACTGACGGGCGGGACATACCAGCGGCCGTTAGAATAGGACTCGAAATAATTGAGAATTTCGCGCCGATCGAGCACGCCGACGGCGTCGCCAAAGCTGAAAGTCTCGACGCTGATCGGGGCCTCGGGGGCAGCCGGCAGCAGGGCCGGCAAGGTGCTCTCGCTCATTCAAAAATCTCCACTGTTGATTGACGATCGGCGAGCTCGCCGTCGAGCGGCTCGGCGTGCAGGACGTGCATAATTGCCCAAGCGACGTCGGCGTGCCCCGTCTCGCCGCTGCGCGACGCGACATAGGTCACAGAGCGGCCCGAGGCCGTGATTTGCGGCCTGATCGACATAAAGCTCGCGATTATGTCGGCCGCGCCGGCGTCGAATTGGAGGCGGCCCGCGCTGATTACGGACTTCGCCTTATAGACCATGAGGGCCTTAATCTCGGGGCTGTAGCGAATTGCTCGAGCTGTCGGGAAGCGTTTGACGACGAGCTGATAGACGGCGGCGCCGACGCCGGTTGTGTCTATTCCAATGTCGACGACGTTATACTTCTCGAGCATTCGGAAAATCGCGGCCGCTTGCGTCTCGAATCCGCCCTTCAGCCGAATTTTCTCGATCACGCGGAACGGCGCCTTTGATTTTTTCGGCAGCGCGGCGACGACGAGCGCCGCGTCGTCACCGTCGGCGCTCTCTTGCGGATCGTAACCGATCGAGACGTCGCCGGCGTAGGGGCGCAGCGCATATTGATCGACGTCGGCCCAAGCCTCGAGGCTGTCGACTTGGCACCGCTGCATAAGCGCGAACGGGAAGGCCGATTTAGAGTCGTCGACGAATTCGCAGAGGTAGAGGTTCGCAAAGACGTCGGGCGCCTTGCGCCGGCGCAGCTCTTCAATGTCGAAGAGGTCGCAACCGCCGGCGGCCGCGTCCTCGATCGTAACGAGGTGGCGCCAAATGCCGTCGGCCCCGAGCGAGCCCTCTTTCAGCAGCTCGCGAGCGAGGTCGATTTTGACCGTCTCGCCCTTGCCGCGGCCGTCGTTGAATTTCTCGCCTGTCCATTTGCGGTGCGCGGGATGCGAGGCCGAGCTCGGCGTCGAGAAATAGGTTTCGCGGTAACGCTTTTGTGACGCCATGCCCGAGGCGACGTCGTCAAGATGGTCGAAATCCTGCGCCCAAAAGCACTCGTCATAATAGAAATTGCCGTGCTCGCCCTGCGCGGTGCGATAATTGGCGCCGAGAAAGAAGAGCGACGGCCGCTCGAGCGGCTTGCCTTCCTCGTCGTCGCCGCGATCGACGAGAATGTGCTCGCCCTTCAGAGTGACGCCGGTCACTCGAAAGACGAATTCGACGATATACTTGCGGAAAATCTCGGCCTGCCGCCTCGAGGCCGACAGAAAGATTTGATTGCGGCCCGTCTCGAGCGCGTCGATCAACGCCTCTCGAGCGAAATACCACGTCGCGCCAATCTGCCGGCTCTTCAGAATGAAGCGAGTCCGCCGATCGGAAGCGCGCCACCAAGCGAGCTGATAGTCGAAGCATTCGGCCTCGAATGCCGCTTTGAGCTGCGCCGCCATTTCGGCCGAAATGAGGTTCGGCCGCCGAGCCTTTTTCGGCCCCGCGTTCCGCTTCTCGACGTTGGGGTTTAGATCGGCCTCGTTTCCCGAGTCCCGGTAGCGCCGGCAACGCTCGAGCCGCTCGATTTGTCGGCCGAGCAAGTCAATCTCTTTGAAATCGTGCCCCGTCTTGCTCTCTTTGGCGACGAGCATTTGATAGCGGACTAGAACCGACTCCTCGGCCGCCCTGATCGGCGGCGCCTCGGCCCAACCCTCGCGCTGTTTCCAGCTCTCGATTGTCGATCGCGCGACGGCCTTGCCTTCGATCGTCACCCCGCGCTCGGCGAATTCCTCGGCGATTTGAGTGACGCCCCAACCGCGCCAGAAGAGCGAGCGCGCTTCACGCCTGACGTCTGCATACCAAGGCAAGAAAGAGGGGTGCTCGCGCATTACTCGAGCACCTTGCCGCGCGAGCGCGAGCTCGCCCTGCGCCGACTGTTGTAACCGTCGACCTTACAACAGCGGCGCGTTGCGCCGCGCCTCGCGCTCGCGTGCTTTGGAACCGACGAGCCGCGGCAATTCCCGCGGGAACGAATGAACGGAGCCCGAGGGCATGGCAAAGAGCAAGTTTTTCCGCATCGCCGTCGCCGGTCAGACGACGGACGGCCGCACGATCGAGCCGAATTGGCTCGACGAAATGGCGGCGAGCTACAACCCCGACACCTACGGCGCTCGCGTCAACATGGAGCATATTCGCGGCTTCTCGGCCGAGCCCCCGTTCAACGCTTACGGTGACGTGCTCGCGCTGAAGGCCGACGACGTCTCGATCGACGTCGCCGGAAAGACCGAAAAGCGCCGCGCGCTCTTCGCGCAGATCGACGCGACCGACGACCTTGTCGCGCTGAATAAGCAGCGGCAAAAGCTCTTCACCTCTTGCGAGATTGCCCCGAATTTCGCCGGCACCGGGAAGGCCTATCTCGTCGGCCTCGCCGTTACCGACAGCCCTGCAAGCCTCGGAACGGAAATGCTGACGTTTGCCGCGGGGCAGGGCGACAAGAGCCCGCTCGCGAGCCGGAAGCAAAAGCCGGAAAATCTCTTTTCATCGGCCGACGACGTCGAGCTCGAGCTCGAGCTCGAGCCCGCCGAGGCCGACAAGCCGGTGACTGAAGGCGGCCTAAAGGCTTTCGCCGCCGAGCTCGTCGCACGCTTCAAGGGCACCGCGCCCGTCGAGACGCCGGCAACGCCGCCGGCGCCCGAGCCGACGCCGCCGGCGCCGGCGAATGACAACGGCGAGCAGCTCGCCGCCATGTTCGCCGAGCTCGCCGGCAAGGTCGAGGGCGCGATCGCAACCGCAACGGCGCCAATCGCCGAGCTGTCGACCCGCGTCGACACTCTCGCCGCCTCGATCGAGCAGACGCCGGCCAATGCGCCGCGTCGGCCGATCGCGACCGGAACCGACGGCTTCAGCCGGACGGATTGCTAACAGCCCCGCCCCCGCCCCCGCCCTTCGCCACAAGGAATCGCCCCCATGCATAGGACTACCCGAGCTCTCTTCTCTGCCTACGTCAGTCAGATTGCGTTGCTGAACGGAATCGAGGCGGCCGACGCCGCGACTAAATTCAGCGTCTCGCCGGAAATCGAGCAGAAGCTCGAGGGCCGTATGCGCGAGTCCAGCGAATTCCTGCAGGCGATCAACGTCGTGCCGGTCATTCAGCAGGAAGGCGAAAAAGTCGGCATTGACTCGACGACGCCGATCGCGGGCCGCACCGACACCTCGGGCGGAACAAAGCGCAACCCGATCGACCCGACCGACAGCAGCTCGCTCGATCGCTATTTCGCAAAGCAGACGAATTTCGACACCGCCCTGCGCTATGCGAAGCTCGACGCTTGGCGCCACAAGCCGGAATTTCAGAACCTCATTCGCGACGCGATTCTGCGGCAGCAGGCCCGCGATCGCATTATGATCGGCTTCAACGGCACGTCGGCCGCGGCGACGACTGACAAGGCGGCTAACCCGCTCTTGCAGGACGTTAACGAGGGCTGGCTGCACAAAATCCGCACGAATGCCGCCGAGCGCGTGCTCGACGACGGTGCTCTCTCGGGCGCCGGCAAGGCGATTTATGTCCACGAGGGCGCTGTCGGCGTCGAGGTCGATTATGTGAACCTCGACGCACTCGCGATGGACGCCGCCGAGCTGCTCGACGAGTGGCACCGCGACGACACCGGCCTCGTCGCCGTCGTCGGCCGCGACCTCGTTCACGACAAGTATTTTAATATCGTGAACAAGGCCGGCGACACCGCGACCGAAATCGAGGCTCGCGATCGCATCTTGCGCAGCGAAAAGCAGATCGGCGGCTTCCCGGCGGTTCGCGTGCCGTTTTTCCCGGCCAATGCGCTGATGATTACGCGCCTCGATAACCTGTCGATTTATGTGCAGGAAGAGACGCGCCGCCGGATGCTGAAAGACGAGCCCGAGCTCGACCGCGTCGCCAATTACGAGTCCGTAAACGAGGCCTATGTCGTCGAAGAATACGGCCTCGTCTCGCTCGTCGAAAATATCGTTATGGCGAAGAAGCCGTAAGGCCGAGCCCTCGACGGGGGCCGGCCTAACCGCCGGCCCCTGAATTCCAACGCAACAGGGGACGTTTTCAATGAGCCTAGCTCGACAGCACCGCGCTAAAGTCATGGCCGCCAAGCGGCACGCCTCGGCCGTCGACGAGACGATCGCGCACCAAATCGCCAACGCGACGCCTTACGAGCTGCAGCGCGCCGTCATGGGGCAATGCCTCGCCGAGCTGAAGGGCATTCAGTCGATCGAGGCGAAGATCGAGCGCAAGCGCGAAATGCTCCCCGACTTCCTGCCTTGGGTCGACGGCGTGCTCGAGGCTTCGACGGCCGACGATTACGAGCCGATCGACGACGACATTCTGACGCAAGTGCTCATTTGGAGTCTTGACGTTCACGACTTTGCGAGGGCGCTGCCGCTTGCTGCGCACGTCATTCGCCACAATCTCGCCCTGCCGGAACGGTTCAAGCGCACCGCGGCGACTATGATCGCAGAGGAAATTGCGGAGGCCGGCTTGAAGGCCGCCGCGCAGGGCGAACCTTTCGAGCTCGACGTGCTGCAGCAGGCCGACGAGCTGACGGCGCAAGAGGATATGCCCGACGAGGCACGCGCCAAGCTGAAGAAAGCAATCGGCCTCGAGCTCGCGCGACAGGCGGCCGCTTTGCCCGACGAGGGCGCCGACGGCGCTGCCGCCGGCAAGCGCGCCGCGGTGCTCGCCGCACTCGAGTCCCTGAAGCGGGCCCTCGCCCTCAACAGCAAGGCCGGCGTGAAGAAAGACATTGAGCGGCTCGAGCGCGAGGCAAAGCGCCTCGCGCCGGCGGCTTAACGAGTTCGCCCCGCGAAGCCGGGGGGGCGGAAAAATGGCCGACGGTAGGGTTTCCCCCTGTTACCTATCCCGACGCCAAGTTTCCTCACCCCCCCAAATCGCGGGGCGAAGCTGAAGAGGAACAATGGCCGGCTTCGTATCGTCACCGCCTGCAGCAGCAGCAACGCCGGAAGAGCAGCCGATCGCGCACGACGGTTTCTTTCCCGGCGTGAAGCTGTCGGCCGTGCGCGACGGCCTGCGAATCCCGACGCAAGTCACTGACGGCCGCCTGCGCGACGCGATCGTTACCGCCATGCTGACCGTTTCGGGCGAGCTCCGCGACTATAAGGCCCTGCAGCTCGCCGCCGGCAAAGCGACGCTCGACGTCGTCAGCGACGAGGAAATCGCCGGCGAGCCTGCGCTCGTCATGCTCTACAGGCGCGCGATCGGCAGCTTTGTAATGGCCGAGCTCGCCGACACTCAAAGCGACATTTCGGCGACGAACGACGCGAAGAGCCGGCTAGAAGAGCGGGCGCTGACGGCCGACGAGCACCGTCGCAACGGCATTCACGCGATTCGCGACATTCTCGGCGAATCCCGCACGGCGGTCGAGCTGATATGAACCGCTCGAGCCCCTATCGCTTCGGCCGCCTCGGCATGGCCGTCGTTTTGCTGACGCTGCCGCTTTCGCTGCCGTCGCTGGCAATTTGCCGTTTCGTCTATTGCGGCGCCGCCGCGGCTTTCGAGACGATCGCGCTCGAGCTCGCCGAGCTCGCGTCGGCCTTTCGCTTCGTCGTCGGCAAGGGCTCGAGCAAATGAGCTCGGCGCCGATCAAAGCCGTGCGCATTCCCGCGCTCGCCGACGAGACGGTCGACGCCCTCGTTTGGCGGGCCGTCGGCACGCGAGCCGGCCTCGTCGAGACGGTTCACGCCGCTAACCCGGGCCTCGCCTCGCTCGGGCCCTTTCTCCCCGAGGGAACCGACGTCGTCGTGCCGTTGCCGGCAACCGACACCCCGACCGCCCCTCTTGTGCAGCTTTGGAGCTGAAGCCAATGAGCCCCGATCATATCCCGCACGACGTTATCGAGGCCGCTAAGGCGCTCGCCTCGACCCTTATGCCCGCGGCGATCGGCTCGGCCGTCGCGCAGGCTTGGCAAAAGGGCCTCTCGCTCCGCGATAGGTTCATTCAATGGGCCGTCGGCATTTGCGTTAGCTACTATGTGACGCTCGGCATTTCGGCCGTTATCGGGCTCGGGCAATTCGCCGCGCAGGCCGTCGGCTTCGTCGTCGCGATGATCGCCTTTCAGTCGACGCCGCACTTTATCACCGGCGCAAGCGCCGCCCTCGAGGCCCTGCCGGGGCAGCTCAAAGATCGGCTGCTCGGCTTGATTGGCGGGGCAAAGAAATGAGCTCGGCGCCGCCGGCCCCGGCAAAGGGCACGCGCCTGACAAAGCTCGCCTCGCTCGTCGGCTGCGCCTGCGCCGCCGGCTTATTCGTCGCCGTGCCGCGCGAGGAAAGCGGCCGCACGGTCGAGGCCCGTATCGAGACGCCGGCGCCGACCTATGCGCAGCTCGAGGGCAATGTCGACGCCGCGCAAATCATTCTCGAGCACAAGGCCGGCGATCGCCACCTGAAGGCCTACCGCGACATTGTCGGCATTTGGACGGCTTGCGACGGCGTCGCCTACGTTCCCGCCGGCTCGAGCTTCACGCCCGAGCAATGCGATCAAATGCTCGAGCAGCAGCTCGTCAAGCACGCCGCCGGCGTGCTGAAATGCTCGCCGCTGCTGAAGGGGCAGGGCCGCGACTATCAGCGCGAGGCCGCAATCTCATTCGCCTATAACGTCGGCGTCGGCGCCTATTGCTCGTCGACGGTCGATCGACGCTTTGACGCGGCGCGTTGGGTCGACGGCTGCGCCGCTTTGCTACTTTGGAACAAGGCCGGCGGGCGCGTCGTGAAGGGCCTCGACCGTCGCCGGCATCGCGAGCTCGAAACGTGCGAGACGGGAATCGTCGCCGGAAAGACGCCGGCGAACCTTCCCGATCGCCTGAAGAGGTGGAGCTAAAATGAAAATCCCATTTTCCGGCGCGCTCTCTCGGCTTGTGCCCGTTTGGGGGCAAATCAAGGCCGCTCGCGATTGGCTGACGCTGCTCGCCGTCGCGGCCGCGGCCGCTTGGCTTTATTATCAGTTCGCGACCGTGAAGCACGATCGCGACGCGCTGCTCGCCTTCGCGAACGTCACTTGCGCGGCCGCCGGCGCCGAATTCGAGGCCTCGGCCGTGCTCGAGGGCAAAAAGACGGTGAAGCACAAACGGGGCGAGCTCTGCCTTGTCCGCGTGCGCTACCTCTCTCAATTGGAGCGCGACACCCTGAAGGCCTCGAATAGCGGCCTCGCCGCCGCGCTCGACGATCATGCACGCAAAAGCGAGGCCGACGCCTCGGCAGCAGCCCGATCGGCTGCAGCCGCGGCCGCCGCTTCGCACAATATGGAGCGACAAGAAAATGCGATCGCACAAGATAATCGCGTCGGCCCTGATTGGTTTGACGCTATCAATCGGCTTGCAGGGCTGCAGCCGAGCGCACGTTAATTCGGCGCCGCCGGCGCCGGTTGCGATTCCCGTCGATACGCACGCCAAGGCGCCGAGCGAGCTGCTGCGCTGCCCCGAGCGGCCTGAAGGCTTCCCCGCCGGCGCTTGGGCCGTCATGCCCGAGGCCGTTCGGGAAGCCGCTATTCGGCTCGCGCAGGCCTTCAGCGCGAACGCCGATCGACAAACGCGCCTGATCGAATGGGAAAGCGGCAAGCCGTGCCTCGGCTCGAGCGCGAGCTCGCCGAGCTCGCCGACGCCGTAACGTGCTGAAGCCCGACAGCCTTCGCCAAGCCCTAACCGACGGGCTGATCGACTCGAGCGGCGCGAAGCTGCTCGAGCGCGACCCTGCGCTGCTCGCGATTTTCATTGATAAGGGCCGGCTCGCCGCGCGCTTTGGCGGCTCGATCGGCTATGAATGGCGCTATCGGCTGCAAGTCATTCTGCAGAATTTCCCCGCCGAGCTCGTCGACGCCGTCGCGCTGATCGTCACCCTATGGATTCGCGTCAATCAGCCCGAGCTCTTGCAGAATCATACCGCCGGCAATGAGGCGGTGACGTTCGACGCCGACATAATCGACGCCGACACAATCGACCTCGCCCTCGAGCTCGAGCTGAATGAGGCCGTCGACGCGAAGCCGCGCGAAGGCGGGGGCTTCGACCTCATTCACCGCGCCGAGCCCAACCCGACGCCGCCCTTCGACGACGTGCCCGAGACGACGCTGCTCGGGAAATTCTACCTCGGCGACTCCGTCATTTTCGACAATAGCGCCGGCTAATGGCCGGCGACGTCGTCGGCCTCGACGAGCTCGAGCAGCGGCTCGACGCCCTGCTGCGCGACGTCAGCCCTTCCGAGCGCGTGCGGCTCGCTCACCAGCTAGGGCGCGAGCTGCGCGTTTCGCAGGCCCGTCGAATCCGCGCAAATGCCAATCCCGACGGCTCGGCCTTCGTGCCGAGGAAAGAGCGGCCGCCGCTGCGATCGAAAGTCGGCCGCCTGAAGCGCCGGCGGAAAACGGGCCCCATGTTCCGCAAGATGGGGCAGGCGAACGCGCTGAATTGGGAAGCCTCGGCCGACGGCGTTTCAGTCGGCTACGCCGACGCGGCTCTCTCGCGCATTGCTCGAGTCTCTCAATTCGGCCTCGTCGATCGCGTCGCTCGCTATCCCGGCGCGCCCGAGGCCGCCTATCCCGAGCGCCGGCTGCTCGGGCTGACGGCCGCCGATCGCGGTCACATTCTCGACCTAGTGCTGCAAAAACTGACGAAATAGAGGCTCGAATGCGCTGCTCGATCGACGATTGCCCGCAATGCGAGCCCGAGGCCGTCGAGGCGCGGCCGCCGGCGCCGCGGCGAATTACGGGAACGCTGCGCCTTCGCTTTGGCAAAAAGGGCGCGACGTCGCCGGCGAGCTCGCGCTCGGCTTAGAGGGGCGAGGAAAGCCCCGCCTGTTGTAACCGGCGACGTTACAACAGCGGGCAAGCGCAAGGCGCTCGTCGGCGAGTCATGGTTCGGGGCTATGGCGGCCCTCACCCTTGCAGCAGGCTCGAGCTCGATCGACCTCTCGCGCCTTCCGGCGCCGCAAGTCGTGCAGGCCCTCAATTATGAGGCGATTCTCGCCGCTCGCCTCGCCGACCTCGCCGCTCGAGTCGAGGGCTTTACCGCGCTGCTCGAAAGCGACCCTGCCGTTAAGCTGCAGGAAACCGACGCCTATCGCGAGCTGCTCGACCTCGCCGCGATCAATGATCGGGCTGCGGCCGTTATGCTCGCCTTCGCCCGCGGCAGCGACCTCGATCACCTCGGCGCCCTCTTCAGCGGCCTCGGCCTCGCCCGCCTCGAGCTCGAGGCCGCAACCGACACAACGCCGGCGGTTATGGAAAGCGACGACGCTTTTCGCCGGCGCATTCAGCTCGCGCCTGAAGAGCTCGCCCGCACCGGCCTAACCGGCGGCGCCTATGTCTCGAGGGCCCTGCGCAGCTCGGCCAAGCTCGGCGACGTCGTCGCGATCAAGCGCGGCGGCGGGCAAGTCGACGTCGTGCTGCTCGCCCTCGCCGGCGACGGCACGCTCGAGGCGGCCGACGTTGCGACTGTCGCTCGAGCATTCGCCGACGACGCGGCCGTGCAGCTAACCGACTTCGTGAACGTGCGCGCCGCGACCGTCGTGCCGTTCCGCGCCCGAGTGACGCTCTTCGTGCCCTACGGCCCCGACAAGGCGCTGATCGAGGCCCGCGCCGACAAGGCCGTGCGCGCCTATGCCGAGCGGCAGCACAAGATCGGCCGCACGGTTTACCGTCAGATGATCGAGGCCGCGGCGAGCGTCAGCGGCGTCGAAAAGGCCCGCGCCGAGCTCGCGATCGGCGACGCCGACTTTACCGACCTCGACGTCGTCGCCGGCGAAGCTGGCGCCGCTTTCCTCGCCGAGCTCGAGATAACTGTCGAGGTTGTGGCGTGAACGCGCTCGCGACCCTGCTGCCGCCGAATTCGACGCCGATCGAGCTCGCGCTCGAGCAGACGTCGGCCGCTCGCCGCCCGCTGCCGGCTCACCTCGTTTCGGACGTTTGGAGCCCCGACGCCTGCCCCGCGCATTTGCTCGGCTTCCTCGCTTGGGGCCTTTCAATCGACCTTTGGGACGAAAAATGGCCTGAAGCGAAAAAGCGGCAAGTCTGCCGCAAGGCCCTCGAGCTTCACCAGCTCAAAACGACGATCGCCGGAATCAAGGCGCACGTCGAGCTCGTCGACGCGCAAGTGCTGAAGGCCGTTCGGCCGCCGGCTCGCGCGCATCTGCAAAGTTCAATGACGGCCGCCGGTCGCGCCGCATGGCTCGACAGCCTGCCGCAAGTGCGCATCTATCCCTTTTTTCGCCGCGCCTTTCACCGGCCCCGTCATGCTTTCCTCTCGGCGGGCGCCCGCCGGCAATTCCTCGGCTCGGCAAATCCGCCCGTCGAGCTCGGCGTGCTCGACGGCAGCTCGGGGCTGCCCCTCGGCGGCCGCTCGAGCAATGGCACGATTAACGACAGCGCCCGCGTCTTTCTGCTCGGCTCGAGGGGCTTCGACCTCTATCGCCGCCGCGCGACCTATTTCGACAACGGCGTCGAGGTTCCGGCGACGCTTTCGATCGCGGCCGACGGCGTAACCGAGCGCGTCGCAATCCGCCGGCTGAAGGGCCGGCGCCCGTTCGTCGGCGCGATGCACCTAAAAGGCTCGCATCTGCTGAAGAGCGAGGCCGATCAATCTCTGCTGTCGCTGCAGCTCGCCGACGACGCCCCGCTAAAGCCCGTTATCGGCGGCGCGAAGCCCGTCAGCGTGCGGCCGCAACGCATTGCACGCCGGCGCACGGCGCCGATCGGGCAAGCCTTCCTCGGCCGCTGGCGCCTCGGAAGCAATCGCAGCGGGCACCTCTCGCGCAGCTTCGCGCCTAACCTGATTTATGATCGCATCGCCTTCGCGGTTCCCGGGCGGCTCGGCCAACGCCTGAAGGCCTCGGCGTTCGTCGGGCACTTCCGCCTCGGCGTGCGGCCGTTCACGGCCGAGCTGACGATCAAGGTTCCCATGCGGCGCCCCGCTCGAGCATTCCGCGGGCAGCTCGGCCGCGGCTTCCTTTGGGCCGCCGATATGACTCCGCTGACGCGCGCCCTCGAGGCCGTTCGCGTCTCGAAAGCTCTTCGCGACACCGTGCTCGTCAAAACGACGACGACGCGGCTTGCCGCCTTCGATTCTTCGCTTCGCTTCGGCGAATTCAATTTCGGTTCAATGAGAAAGGCCGTCTGATGGAACGTCGCGTCAATTTTTATCAGGGCATCGACATCGGGCCCGACGACTTGAACAACATTCAGGAATTCGCGCAGGAGGGCGCCGATCACATTGTCGGCGACGCCGTCACCCCTAACCGGCGTTATGCCGGTTTCGAGACGGCCGCGACGGGCGCGCTGACGATCGCCGCCGCGATCGGGCGCCTCTACGCCGGCGGCAAGGCCTACGTCAGCGACGCGTCTTTCGAGTATGACTTTACGGCCGTGCTGCCGCTCGCGACGCGCAAGATTTGCACGCTCGTTAGCTGGCCTGAAGAGGTCGACACTAACGCCGTTCCGCGCGAATTCCTGATCGACGCCGACACCGGCGCGACAGAGCCGCAAGTCGTCGCGATGGAGCGCGTTCGCATTGCCCGCCTCGGCATTGTGCAGGGCGCCGAAAGCCCCGACCCGACGGCGCCGGTGCTCGACAGCAACGTCGTCGCGATCGCGCAAGTCGTGCTGACGGTGACGGGAATCGAGTCCGTGACGATGGTCGCGGCGAACAAGCTCGACTCCGTCGACTCCGTCGCCGCCCGGGCAACCGCTCTCGAGAAATTTCAAGGCGACATTGGGCCGCAAGTCGTCAGCCTCGGCGCCGACATTGCCTCGCTGACTGAAGGGCAAAAGAACCTCGTCGGCGTCGAGCAATACGGCCGAGTGCTCGATCGCATGGCCGTGCTCGAAAGCGGCAAGGGAGTGCCGACGACGGCCGTCGACAGTTATGCCGACTTTCTGCTCGACAAGACCGGCAGCGACGTCGGCTTTGCCGGCTTCGACGCGAAGGTCGAGGAAGGAATCCGGTTCCCCGAGGCGGCCGCCGGCGTCTCGGCGCTGCAGCTCCGCAACCCGCTCGACCCCGCCGCGGCGGTTCGCGGCGGCGTGCTGCTGCCGGCTTACGATCGTGCCCTGCGCTTCTCGACGGGCAAGTCGACGGGCGAGGTGAAGCTCTCGGGCTACACCTACGGAACGCACGCCCTCACTCAAAAGACAATGGCGCGGCAGCGCGTGCGGCACGGCCCTGCGCGCCTGCTGTCGACCGTCTCGGCTTTCTTCAAGGCGGGCCGTTTCGACGTGACGAACGTCGTCTTTGCGAAAACCGGCGAGGCTATCGTCGTGAACGCGAAGCAAAAGGCCGACGCGACGCGCGATCACCTCTTTACCCGCAAGAATTTCCATTGGCGCGACACCGTCGAGGTTCCCTATTGGGAGCAACAGACGGTCGAGGCCGAGGTGCTCGGCACGCAAGTCGCCGAGACGTTCCTGCAGGCGAACGACATGATTCTCGACGCCGTCGGGCTGACGTTCACTCGCCTTGCAGCCGACGGCGCGGTGACGATCGCCATTTGCGAAACCGAGCACGGCCTCGCTCTG